GGCCAAGCTCTTTTCAATGCCTTTGGCTGTCAGTGTTGCCATGCGTGTCGGGTCGGCTTTGAATTGAACGCCGCCGACCTCAAATTCACCACGCGGCCCAAACCGCGAAAGTTGATCCAACGACAGGTTCATGGCGTCATCAAGTTGCTGGGCGGTCGCGCCTGAAATAGCCAGCGTTTCAATCGTGGTTCGCCCAACCGCCAAAGCCTCGTCAGTTGCCGCCCGGTGCTGGGCGCGTAAACGTGCTGCCGCCACTGCCGCCGTCCGCCGTGTCGCAACATCGGCACCCCGGCGGAAAGCCTCGTCAAAATCTATCGCCAATCCCGGCAATTGCGTTTTAACTATCTCCGCCTGCATTTCGCCTTTGATTTTTTCCAGTTGGGTTGTAAGCGCACCGACATCGCCATTCGCTGACAGCATCGCCGCCGTCAGGCGTTTATCCAAATCCTCCATTGTGCGCGTTGTGATGATTTTGTCAGCGGCACCCATGAAGGCTGCGGATTTTACCGTGAAGGCGTGGCGCGGCTCAAACGTGTTGTTGTTGATCTGCGCAAGCGCTTCTTCTTCACCAAGCCGCTGTTGTTCGTCTACAACGGCGGGCCGAATAAAGTCACGCGCCTTTTGGAAGCCCGCCGAAATTGCGTCCATTGTGCGCTCTGGGCCACGACCTAATTCCGGGCGTGGAGCCGGGCGGGTTCCCTCGGGCAGAAACGGCCCATATCTGCGAACCTCTGCCATTAGATCACCCCGTCAGCCTAAATTCATCAACCAGTATGCCGCCAGCGTTAAGCAGTCCGCCCGTGAACGCCGCCCGGCTTTCCGACATCAAGCCGCGACTTCGCAGCCGGGCCATACGGGCGCGGCGTTGCGTATTTTTCCTTGATATACCAATGCGCCTTGTCGCCTCGCGCCGTGTCGCCTCACCTATATTTACTGGTGTACCAACTCCAACATCAAGACCATTGGCCAATTGAACAACCGTCTGATCCGCGCGTAAAGTCTCAAATTCTCGCGCCAAATCACGCGCCCGTTCGGCACCCGCAAGTTCCTCGTCCTGCGCCTCTATTTCCGCAAACTTGGCTTCCTGTTTTAGCCGCGATCTTTCTGCCGCGCCCTTGCCTATAGCAGCGAATGCAGAGCCAATTGAAAGCACCGTTGAAACTGTTGAAAGCGCACTCACAGCGCCCGCTGCCGGGGCGATTGCTGCGCCTATAGCCATGAACATTGTTGCCATTTTAAAACCTCACATCATACGTTAGAGACCGCAAGTGCCACGCCGCAGGTTCTGTTTGCGATAATTCTAAGTGCGGCTCAACCTCCCATGCTCCAATACCCTTTTCCCTGAACGCCTCTGTCACCAGAGTGTCTGCAAGAACGGCCTCAACCCGCCGCTCACTTTCTCTGACATTGATCGTGTTCCCCGCGCGATCCGTAATATTTGCACCAGCCCGGTCCTTCACAATAAGCGACACGGCGACAACAGATTTTTCGTAAGTCATAGGCAGTTCGTGGCTGGCCCGACCTTCAAATCCAATTGTTGCCGTCAGGGTCTTGCGCCAATCCATCAGAACCGAGTGGATACGTTGGCGCTTCATTGTCGGGCTGACCTGTCCCGCCGCTTTATAGGTGTGAAGGCGAATTGTCGGCAATTGCGCAAAGCCAATTTCCGCCTCGAAATCAAACCGCCCACTCGACATAACAATTTCATCATCAGCCACATCGTAGGTTCCAAGAGGCAAGCCATCGCCAGACACAAACACCGTGTCCTGATCCAAGTGCGCCCCATCCGTCAGCGTCGGAATTGTATCAGCCCGCAGATTAACGCGGATCAACTCGCCCTCGGTCAGGGATAAGACAGTCAAGGTGATTGTTTGGGCTGACAGGTCAACCGTGTAATCGGCTGACGCTACCCGCGCCCAATCAACAGTCGCATCTGTCCTGTACCAAACGGCAACATCCGAAGTGGAAACCGGGCTGGTGAACGTGTAGGTAAACACGGTCTGCGCTTCCGAGGCCACAAAGTCGTCTATATCTGGGTTGGCGATTTTGACGCTGCAATCCGTCAAATAGTTCTCGTCAAGTTGCTCAAGATAAAAGCGTGCCACCGCCGTTGATGGATCCCCGACAACGCGCTCCACCACCGCGAAAGCCTCTCCGGCCTGCGATGTAATAAACGCTTTTGGTGTGGCTGCCGCAGTGCGCCCGCCCTCGACTTTAATTCTGGTAAAGCCTGAAATCTGCAAGGCGCGGTCGATTGTTACCTGCGTGGCCAAGACGGTCTCGCCATCTTCATCGGTGCCGGTGTTGGCAATCAACAAAAGGTCCGGCTGGTTGTCACCCGTTTTGCGTTTGAAGGCCATAGACCGTGGCGCTGCTATCCTGTGGCCGGACAGGAATGAAATTGATTGCGCTGTATAGCTCTGCTCCGCGTCCGAAAATAAAAACTCTCGCAGGCTTTGGCCGTCCCGCCCAACGAACAACGTGGCACCCTGTACATCAACGGGCCGTGTTTCCTCTTGTGACCCAACCCGCGTGGCAATCGGCAGGGCAATGTTGGCTGGCGTAATCGGTTCGTCCGGCACATATAATTCAAGGGCTGACGTGAATATTTGCAAATTACGGCCAGCGTGAATGTTGAGAATGGTCACTTGTTCGTCAGTGTCAGCGCGGGCGATAATGGGGCTGGTTGAAACCGGGTCCGCGTCCAACTTGAAATCAAACAGCGCACCCGCACGGGAGCCAATAAGCAAATCCGGCACGCCCTTAAATCCGCCCATCCAGTGACGGCCTCCATAGAACGTGCCGCAGCGCGGATACCCGCGTGCTGCCGACCAGAGCGCGGCGAAATGTTTAAGCCCGGCCTGTTTGCGGCTCACAACCGCCGCGCCGGTGCCAATACCAAGTGACACAACCAGCAAGGCCCACGGCTGCACCCCGTCATCGCCAACAAACTCGATAAAGTAATTATCGCTACTGCCGTCCTGCGTCACGGTCACGTCTGTTATTCCGGTTAAGCCCTCAATCGCGGCTGTAAAGGCGGTTATGTTGGTGGCAGGCGTAGCGCTCCAAGCGGATAACGCACTGATTTCTCCATTAAATTCGAAGTAAACCGTGTCCGAAACCGACATCCCCGTGAAGGTCGCGTATTGCTTTTCATTCACCCCTCCCGTGGTTGCGTCGTCAAAGCTGAAATCGGCGGTGGTGGTAAAGGTCACGTCATCCGAACGCCATTCTGCGGCACCACTCAGGTTTTGGATGATTTGTGGTGCCACGTCCTCATGGTAAAGAATTGCCGTTGACAGGCGTGCATTGACTGAAATATCGCGCAATTGCGCGGACGTGTACGGCATAAATAACGACGCAACCCACGCGCCAGCCGAAAGCTCATAAACGTCCGCGCTGTTGCCGGTAATAAGAACGCCATACTCGTTGTTAATATCAGCCGAAATACGCAGCTCCGCAAATTCATCTTCTTTGGTGGCTGTGTCCTCTGTCCAAAAGTCTATCTCTGATATGGAAAGCTCCGCCGTGGTCATGTCCGTTGTGCCTGCCCTCACAATCCGCCAGTAGCGATCCGTTCCCATGTTGGACGCCGGAGCAACGGCAAATCGCCGATTATAAGCGACGTTGCCGACCTCTAGCGTGTCCCGTATTGTCCATGCGGCATTATCGGATGATGACTGCAACTCTACGTCCTCGTTATCCAGTGACGCAGGCAGGCTGGTGAAAAACAAGTCTTTGGCATCAACAGCCGCGACCGCGTTGGCAAGGGTGGTTCCAAAATCAATATGCAGCAAGACATAATCATCCTCGGTTCCAATTGCGCCAGTTGTCAAAACAACCGTTGACCTGTCGTTGTCTGTGGCGTTCCCCGCCGTGCCGCCGTTGGGCGCTGTTATCGTTGCTCCGCCGGTACTGATTGCCGACATGACACCGCGCAATCGCGCCCTGTACCGCCAGCCATCCCGACGCCTTGCGCCCGCTTCCGGCAGGACAACGACATTCTCCAACAGACGGGCGGAACTGTAAAAAAACGTAATATCCTCGCGGCTAAAGAGATTAGGCGCAAACTCACCGCTGGTATAGTTGGTTTGAACGTGGCGACCGTCTGGCATTATCAGCCCCCGCCAAAGCGGGCCTCGGCTGCGGGATCGTGTCCGTCAACCAAAGCCTCTGTTGGCGATCCAAGAAGATCGGCTTGCACTGCCGATTTGAAATATCCGCCGCGCTCGCTCTCGCTCGGCGAGCCGCCTGCAAGCCTGTTGTGGTGTTCTTCTTTTGACCTGTTTTCTGTGATTGGCAGCGCCAGCGTTGCGGCCAGTTTTTCCACCGCCAGCTTGACAAAGAAGCCCGGCCACAGGCTTTCTGTTTTGCGGGCGGTGTACTCAATTACGCAAACCGTGTCGTTTGTAAGAATGTGACGCGCCTGAATTTCATAATTTGTATGTGGCCGTGATCCAACAGCCGTGGAGCGATAAACCTTGATTGGTTGACCAACCATTTCAGTCTGCGCTGTCGGCATTATGAAGCCGTTTGTCCATTCGGTCACTGGTGTAAATGCGCCGTCCACCGTCAGCGCCACCCGTTTACGCGCCCAGCGCCACTTGTGCATCGCCAAGAGCGACAGGATTGTATCCTCATAAAGATTGTTGACTTTGCCGGACGTGTTTTCACCAGCCGCGATTGACGTAATATCAGGTTCACCAAGGCGGGCCAGTGCTGCGTTTGCTACTGCCAACTGATTTGCGGCCATCGGTGCATCCCCTTTGCTTTAAGAAAACGGGCCGGAGTTTCAACCCCGGCCCGCCCCACAGACAACCCCCAAGCGGAAAGAATGAAGGCCGGTCTAACCTTATTGGGCAAGAACCCGAACGCGCAAGGTTGCTGACGCAAGGTCCAGCGTGCCGCCGCTTTCGTTGTTCATAACGACCTCAACCGTGTCAGCCGCGGAAACGTGGCAGGACATAATCATGCCCTGCAAATCCACGCTCAGAGAACACATGGCGAAGTCGCCCAGCACGGCCCCGGTGACAGTAACGGCCTCGATCGCCGTTGCCCCGTCTACCAAACTGCCCCAATCTTTTGTTTCAGAGCCTTCATAAGACCCCTTTTCTGAAACGCGGGCAATGGTGACAACATTGGTCGCCGATATTGCAGACACGTAACAGTTAAAGTTGCTCGCCGACGCGCTGACAAAGATCACATCGCCCACGGTCAACAGGCCAGCAACGCCATCGAAATAGCTTGCCGCCTCAACCGTGGCCTGCGTGTCGCTGCCAGCATCATAAGCGAAGATTTTGTGACCGGCACCAGAGCCTGCCAAGTTTTCAAAGTTCCGTTGTGTAAACGCCATGATTAAGCCTCGTGCGTTAAAAGTTCAACGATACCAAGCGCGTCAATGTCAATGACGCCCGCCTTGAGAATGCCGTTGGCAAGCCATGCGGTTTTTTGTGGTATCCAATCCACCGAGGTTTTGAACCCCAGCGCTTCGGCCAGACCCATAGACGATTTGGCGTATGCGAAATTCATCCGGGAATTTGATGTCAGATCAAGTCCGCCCTCAGAGCGGGTGGCGATCCACTTGAAATCAAAACCCATGTATGAATTGATTTGGCCATTCACCAACGCTCGCACGCTCGCGTAATCGGCGCTGGTGGCCTCGCTGTCGCCAAGCAACCCCTCTTTTGAGTGGTGCGAACCGGCGTAACACCACGGCTCGTCGTCGCCGACGCCTTGGTCACCCAGCAGCCGTGAGGCTTGGCGCAGTTTGGTAAGGTTCAGCGACGTGTCGGTCCCGCCGACGCTTTTGGCAACTGTCAGCGTGGTGCTGGCAGCCTCCAAGCCGTCGATGATAAGCTGATCTTCCCGTCGCGTAATCGCGCCCGCGATTGCCTTGGCCAAAGCGGCCCGCTCAGAAACATTGGTTGCGGCATCATCAAAGATGTCGGTGTATTCAGCCGCGTTCCAATCTTCCAGCGTTGCCGTTTGATTGGTGTGGGCCAAGTTCATTGGCACAACATCCGTTTGAGGGACGCGAACCGTGGCCAAACCCGCACCCAGCTTTGGAAAGCGGTAGGTTGAGGATTTGGTGTGGCGCAAGACAACGGTATCCCGAAGTTTACCCATGTCTTGGTAGGCGTGCTTGATTTCACTGGCAAAGCCAGCGATTGCAGCCGCTGATAATGTCGTTGACATTTTTTAACTCCATAAGGTTTTCAAGGTTTTAAAACCGAGTGCCTTTGGAATTAGGGCCTGTGACCGGGTGCCGTCATCGTGCAGGGTCTGCGTTTTGACGGGACTATAAGCAGATTATTTGCGGTCTGTCAAAGGGGCAGGTTTATACCACCCTGCGATCAGGCCCTTTCGAATATATTTGGCAAGATGTTTGATCTGTGTCGCCATAACCCGGTTGTGCTGGCTCCGGCTGCGTTCCAGCGCCAGTACATCATGCGCGTAATGCCGCACAGTGTCGTTTACATCCGCGACTGTTGGGCAACGGCATAATGCCGTCTTAATCTCCGCAACAATCCAATCATCCGGCTCGGTCAAAGCGCCGTGATAACTGAATTGGCAGGGGCTGTGCCGTAGGCGGTTTCAAACATCTTTTCAGCCTTTTTAATGGCGTTGTCCCGTTCCGCCCCCGGCTTCATGCTCAGAGCCGCAGCGTGCGCTGCCTCGGCATCCCCCGGCGTCACGCCAGCATCCGCGTTGTTGGTAAGTGGGATTGGCATTTCGCCAACATACGGTGCCATCATTCGCTGAAATAGCGCCGTGGATTGGGCTGTCCCAACCATTTCGTTAAACTCGTCCCGATCATCCTCTGTTGCGGTCCCGTTCTCAATGCTTTTGTCAAATATACCACGATTGAAATCAACCATCGCCTGCGCGGTTTTTTCGCCGCCAGTCATTTCGGCAAGATCAGCAAATTCGGCGTTGGCGGAAATCACGGATTGTTTTTCAGGCGATATACCGATTGGTATCCCCGCCTCGGCTGCAAGCTCTGTTCCCTTACGGATGAACGTCGAGAATTGCTTTTCGCCCATGCCAACCTCAAGCGCCGCCGTTTTGAAAGCGTCCATTATCGGCTGGCTTTCTTTGCTGTTTAACTCGGCAGCGATGGTGTCATCATCGCCTTTGGCCTCGATCTTGTAACCGTCGATATTGTCCGGCACCTTGCCGTCGCTGTCCGTCTTGCGGTTCGCTATCTGGTCGCGTGCGCCTTTGTAGGCTTTGGCCAGACTATCGAGTGTTTCCTTGTCGCTTTCGCCATACAAATGATCCGGCAATCCGTCCGGGCGGTATGGCCCGCTGTCGCCGTCGTTGTCGTCGCTGTTATCGCCTTTGTCGCCGTCGTTGTCGTCGCCGTCTTGCTTGTCGGTGGCCTTGTCCATAATGCTTTCGCCGCCGTCATCATTACCCTTGTCGCCGTCGCCGTCGCCGTCGCCATCCTCTCCGGCTGGGGAAAAAACGGGCTGTTGAAGGCCCAGCATAAATTGTTCGAAAGTCATTTCATCATTCTCCGCTTGGGGGTTTTGTCCCTGTTGTTAATTTTG